TATCTTTTATATATTCGATATAATATTCAATAAAATTCTCATCAGGTTCCATGATAGTAATTACATGTGATGAGTTTATGATGGTATTATTTTCTTTCATTACCTGTAAAGGTAACCAATTTTGTAACATCAAAATGAATTGTTTACCTGTATCTTTGATAATGAATATCATCGGATCTTGCAAAAAATATCTATCTCCATTTTCAATTAATCCACAAATAATATCTTCACCAGTAGACAATCGTATAATTTTAACGTCTTTACTTTCCATTTTTAAGTCCTATCTTGTAGATTTTAAAAGAGAACTGCTCTCCTTTATATATCTTCACTCGTTCCACGAAATGTCTGAGTGTAAAGTTCATATGTTTTTTGTATGTGAGGTCGTCTGCAATGTCGTAGAGTGTTGCTTTTGTTTTGCCTTCCGAGTTTCTAAGCCCTCGACCAATTGATTGAAGGTTTCTGACTCGGCTTTTACTTGGGCTGGCAAATATAATATTATGTAAATTCCTAATATTAACGCCAGTAGAAAAAGTACCGTAAGAAGCAACGATAATAGCGTCATTTTCTTTCTCCACAATCTCTCTTAATTTTTCTCTATCTTCAGTTGTTGTTCCACCATGCACAAAGAAAACTTTTCTATTGCCAAGTTTCTCTGTTTCACATATCATATTATACAATATTTGACCATGTTTTTCAACCATTTGATAGAGAATAAGTGTATTTTCTTTCAAACTTACCGCAAGATTTTTGATAAACCTATTACGATTTTCATTCATAATCAGGTAACCAAGTTCTTCTTGATAGGTATATTCTCTCATAGACTTACATAATTCTTCATCATGTTTAAGAACCAAACATTTAATCTCAAAATCAGAGACTTGTTTGTTGTCCATGAGTTCTTTTGTTGTGATAACTTTCTTGCTTTGGCCAAACAGACCTTCTAACACCAGTTTATGTGTCTTGGAACCATCCAAAGTGCCGGTAAGACCAACACGATACTTTGTATTAGTGCATGATGTAAGTATCTTGGTCAACGATTGTGACTTGAATAGGTGCGCTTCGTCACCAAAAATGTAGTCAAACTTCTCAAAGTATTCTTTAGGCATCTGATACAACGATTGCCATGTAGATATTGTTAAAGGTTTATCTGTTACTTTATCTTTACCTTGATAAATTCTATGTACATGATTATCTGAGTCCCAACCATAGTCTTCAAAGTCTTTGAATAACTGTTCGACCAATGATGTTGTTGGTACAATAATAAGACCTTTTAGACCTTGATAATCTATCAACTGTCTGACCAAAAGATAAATGATAAGAGATTTACCTGATGCCGTTGGTGATATCAACAACGTTCTACGTTTTTGCATTGCATGAATGAATGCTTCTATCTGATAATCACGAACCTCAAAAGGAATGTTTAGTGTATCGATAAATTTTTTGGCGTGATAGACCGAGAATTCGTCTTCTATATCTGGTCTTGGGTCTTCATAACTTATGGTATAACCACGTTCTTTGCAGAATACTTCTACGTAAGGAAGTAAGCCGAGATAGATTGTTTGGTTTAATAATATAAACAGGCGAATCTTGCCGTCCCATATCTTATTACGATACGCTGGAACAAATTGATAACCTGGAACAAAGAACGTGAAGTATTCAGATAACTCTCTTGCAAAGTGTTTCTCACACATTATCTTTGCATATACTTCATCTTTCTTTGTTATAACCAAATCAGACATGAATTAATTCCATCCAACGGCAATAGTTTTCATGTGATCCACAAGTATAGAAGGATCAAAATATATTGTGAATCCAACTTCTTTAGCTTTCATGCACCATGAGATGTCTTCACCTAAACTGATATATCTTCTATTGCCTTTGCTGTCAAAAACGATATTGCTCATATAACCAAACCAAGGTCTTTCTATCTTTTCAAATACTCCACTTTTCATTGCAATGAAACCAAAACCTGCAATATCAACAGGAATTATTTCTTTCATCTTTAACACATCTTCTTTTGGTATGCCTTGCGGATATTTTGGAGACATGTTGGTGGATTTTTTTCCATCAGCCAACAAATATGTTCCTGACATAATTTCAAAAGAAGAATTATAGAGTTTGAAAAAGTGTTCGACTTTCCAAGAGATGTCAGAGTCGATCCAAATTATTTTATCGTATGTACATTTGCCATGTAATGGTGAAGTATCATCAATATGTAATTCTCTATCTCCACTTATTGTCATCTCTCTGGCATTACCAACCAAACTACTTGATTCGTTTAACCATTTCCATGATAGGTTTCTTTTGTTTAATTCTGCAATCGTGTTAGTTAGCGATTTAACGTATTGATTGTTTAGTTCAGAGCCTGGTGTCGCTATTAAAACATTATAATGTGGTTTCATAATATTATTGTCCTGAGACAAATTTCTCCCATGAAATGTAATCACGTAATTGCCAAGTTCTTTGTTTCAACTCAGCCATGATAGATTCTATAACCGATACCACTTCTTCGTGGTACACCTTTTTTTCTAAGTACTTAATTAAATCTTTATCAGACTCTAAGTATATATTGATGTCAGATTTGAGTGTGAATTGAAATGGTTCCCAACCATGTTGTTCCAATTCTTCTTGTGATAGTTTACCTGTGTAGTATTCCCATTTCAGTTTACGCATCCTAAGATAATCAAAATGTGCCTTCTTGACAGCAATCTTGTGTTTTGTTAGAATATTCAAATACTTACCGTGTAAAACAGGTATGTTTATCAATGCTTGACCTGCTTCTGTTTGGTCAATTACCGCATCTGTTTCCCAATATTTTAAAATTTGTTCAAGTGTTTCCATAACTACGTCCTCAAAATGCCATTATATCATAAAAGTACTTAAGCTGGCAATATGTTATAGTACTCGTATCTGAATGTGGCCGTTGCTGTCATTATAGTTTCAGCTGATGATTTGGTATCAAAAGTTACACCTGTTAATGATGTAGGAAATAATCCAAAAAATTGTATTCTTGATGTAGGATTATTCAATGCCGAAAGTAAAGTTAGTGTTGCACTTGACATATAATCATTGTACTTTACTTTTCTTGTCTGTAAATTTTCTGGATTGGCAATCTCTCTAAACCAATCGTGTATATTTTTCCAAGACAATAAGGCTTCGTCTATAATAAAAGTTACCGTTAAAGGTTCATATGTTAATTTATTGCCAGCCGAATATATGTCCAGTACAGGAGTATTTCTTACCACTTCACCTAGAGATACTGATGGTAGATTTGCAGTTTGACAAAAATATTGTACGCCTTTGATTCTATCGAATGACAATAGAAATTTTGTCGGTTGTAATAAATTAACGTTTTGTGGATTATTATTTAAAGCCGTCATCAAATTCTCCTTACTAGTATTTAGGAGCCATAAAAAACCGCCTCGAAAGGCGGTTTGTATTATACTTTGATTCTCATCGATACAGGTACATCAATTTTAACATCACCTCGTTTGAAGATTTGTCTTATGAATTCACGAATCTTAGACATTATTGCACCGATACAATCATAGAAGCTGGTACATCAATTTCAACATTGTCTGGTGCAACTGTAGCTGTACCAGTGATTGCATCACCCAATTCTTTACCTTCAGCGTCCAAAGCGACAGCATGAATGTTATATTCACCTGATGCAATATCAGCAAAAGTGGCAATGTAAGGTGCTCCTGTTAATTTTTGTACAACTGGTGTTGCGCCTTCAGCTGTAGAAACCAAACTTACCTCAATACCTGTTGATGTTGTGCCTGCAGCAAATGAGTGTTGTGCTGTAGCAATTGTTACCGTTACTGTATGTGCCATGAAAAACTCCTATTTTTGGTTGAAGATTGTAAGATAAACTTACCCTTATATTTAGGGTAATCACTAACGGAAATAAAAATGTCATAAAAAAAGGGACCCGAAGGTCCCTTTTAAGTACCACTCTTAACGGTGGCTTCTTCCCATCCCTGGGAACAGATTACATCAAGTTCTTAACACCAAAAATACGGTAGTAAACGTTCGAACGAGCGTTCAATGCACCGTTAGATGGGTTCAAACCTGTTGCGAATGGATTTGCAACCATGCCGTAACGTGTTTTGAAACCAATCTTTGGTTGGAATGTGAACTGGTCAACTGCACGAACCATTTGCAAAGGAACGTATGGGCAGTAGAACAAACCAGCATCATAAGGAGATGAACCCTTATAACCAACTGTTACCAATTCTTGGTTAGATGTGTAACCACCGAAGTATGGGTCGATATAGACCTTGATACGACCGTGCAACAAACCAGCAAATGTATTGCCAGTATCATCAACTTGCAAATCAGCTTGCAAAGCAGGTGTGTATGAAAGAACGCCAGCCATAGCCATTGCGGAAGCTACGTCTGAAGAAACAATCAACACATTACCTTTACCTCTACGAGTTTGTTTTGCAATAACGTTAGCATCACGTTCGATTTGGAAAATCAAACCTTTGAAACGTTCA